GTGAGATCACCGGCTCGGTCCGCGGCTGAACCGGCTCGGTCCTCCGGCTCGATCCGGCCAATCGCGCCTCGATCTCCTCGTGCTTGGCGACGCGTTTCTCGTTGTCGAGGAGCTTGTCGCGATCCGCGTCCATGGCGTCGAACTTGCGCTTGTCGTCGTCACTGAGGCCAGTCGGTGGCGCCGCCGCCAAGATCGCGCTTATGTCTGAGCCGAGTTTATTGATCTGCTCTCGGAGTTCCTGAAGGGTCATAGCCGTTCCTCGATGCTCGCCTGTGAAGAAGGGCCCCTGAAGATGCAAAAGGGCGCCGCGCACACAGGCGAAAAATGGATTTCGCCCTGGCGCGAACGCCCTCGACAGGAACGCCGCGTCTGCCCGATCTCCCCCGCGCAGGTCGCCTGACGCGGCAAGTGGGATTCAGGCCAATTTGAACGTTAGGTTCTATGATCCACAGGCCCTCGAATTAACCGTGACGGAAATACGCGCCGCTCGCCATAGTCAGAAACGAATTCATTCACCGCCTCGCGAACCAATGCGGCGATCGGGACCCGGTTCTGGCGAGCCACACGGGCGAGGTCGCTTCGTTCTCCTGGCGTCACCCACGCCCAGACGCGCTTGGACGCGACCTGGCCATCGATGCGCGGCCTACGTCCGCGACGCCTTTCTTCTTGACTCAACGATTCGATCTCCCTTTCGGCTATTGCACGCGCCGTGAGCGGGCTGGAGATTCTCGAATACGTGCGCCCCGCCCTTCGAGATCGGAATGATGTGATCGATCTGAAACGCCTCAAATGAGACCGACGATCCGCAGATACCGCAGTGACCTTCCCAGTGTTTGTAGACGACACGAAGATCGACCATGTCCCGTGAAACTCCGGCAGCGCGGGCGCGGACCTCGTGTCCCAATTGCATGCGTTTCAACCGTGGTGGCGGCGGCCCTCCACGATACCGGTGCTCATGATGATTCTCGCGCGTCCCCGTAAACACTTCTTCTGGCACGTTTATTCGATCCATTCATGCGGCCTGCCGCCGGCGTGCTTCATCGCCTCGTCGCCTTCAGTTTCGCTTCCCAGTATTTGACCCGCGGGTCTGGCGGGCAGGACTGCCGGAAGACTTCGAGCGATCGCAGGGCGACGTGCACATCGGTGGCTTCATAGGCCGGGAACGACACGATACTCACATCTTGGATCTCCATGTCGCTGACTTCCCGGATCGGCTCGCCCTCTTCCATGTGCCAGCTGTCGGTGATCGTCCGGAAGGCGAACGACATTCCCGTCACGTCGCCGCGGGTAATGGATTCCAGGATGTCCCTGGCAACCGTGGTATTCGGCGGGTCGATCCTGGCTAGCAGCCCCTCACTGTCTTTCCGGAGTGAGAGGGTGCCAGCCTTGACGCGCCCGATGATTTTCGAGGGGTCATGATCCACAAGCGCCCGGACGTCGAACCCCTCACGCAACGTTCGGTCAACCGCGCTCGGCAGAATGCGTTCGCGGAACCCGCCCAGGTCGAGCGAGAGGCTGTTGAAGACGATCGGCATCCCACGAATCATCCGACCGTCGAAGGCATCGACCTTCGCCGCGGCCGGCGACCGCCTGATCTCCCATCCTGTGTCAGCTGGCGCGGGCATAGTCGAGTCCTTTCTGGAGTAGCACATCTGCGATCGTGGCGACCCGGTCTGACTCCCAGCGTCTGAGTAGAGCATTCAGCGAGGGCGCGAGATCGTCCGCGTCTCCGTCGAGCACAACACGGATCTGGCGCATCGATTCCTCGATATGCTGAGCAACCAATCGACGCGTGAGGTGTTCAGGGTCTTCCGCCGATCCGGTCCACGCTAGATGAATCCGCACGGCCGGCAGCAGGGCGGTCCGGCAGAGTTCTTCGTGCCCTTCGTAGAACGACTCGAGGAAGGCCCGCAACTTCTCGGGCGACTGTTGGGCGCGACGGGCCCGGTCAGTCTCCCGTTCGATCATCCGGCGCATAATATCGACGACCAGCGCCCGGTGCGCCGACAACACGGCCGCTGCGTGATCCTTCCCAGCCGACTCAGATTCATGAAGTTTCGTTTCGGCGGTGGCCCGCGCCGTGGTTTCGTCGACGATCCGGGCCTCCAATCCAGCCAGGGCAGTATTGGCGGCGGTTCGCTCCTGCTCAACTCGATCCAGTTGCGTCTTCGACTCGACCAGTCGCGCTTCGAGGGCTGATACGGCGCGAACTCGTTCCGCTTCGGCCTGTTCCGCCCGCTCGATGGCTTCCACACGTTCGCGGTCTCTGGATTCGGCCGTTCTGGCGGCTTGCTCGGTCTGGGCACGAGCCTCGGCAAGGCGCGCGTCTGCGTCGACCGCGGCCACCTGCGCCCGGGAAAGCTCCAATTCGAGCCTGTGAATATCGGCGATGAGGATCTGCCGGTTGTCTCGTAGGTGCTGGTCGAACTCAGCCGCCAGGCGCTTCTCGGCCTCGGTCCGTTCGGCCGACGTCCGATCGACGAGTTCAGCGAGTTGCGATTCAGTCGCCGCCTGGTGGGCCTGTAGCGCTCCCCGGGCGGATTCGAGTTCGCCGGCGATCCGCTCGGTGGCCCGCCGCGATTCGTCGGCTACGCGCTGCGCTTCGCCCGCGACGATCGCCGCCTCCTTCGCCGCGGCGCTGGCGGTTTCAACCTCGGCCTTCCGTTCGGTGGCTGCCCTCGCCTCGGCCCGAATGTCCTCGGCGAGTAGGTTGATCTGCTCGGCAACTTGGCGGGCCTGGTCAACTTCGCGCCGCTGGATCGCCAACTCCTCTTCGGTCTTTTCGCGTTTGGCGGTTTCGACTGCCAGCTCGCGCTCGAGGTCCTTCGCGCGCTCCTCGGCCTCCATCCGCATCCGTTCGACTTCCTGTAATCGGCGCTGCGCCTCGTCGTCTGCCGGGGTCGGAGGCGGCGCCGGCGGTGCGGGCGGCGCAGGCGCAAGCGCCTTCACCTTCTTGGCTTCGTTCTGCGCATCGACGATGTCATTCACCCGGTCAGCAGGAACCATCGCGCCTTGTACGAGGTAGATCTTCCCCTGGTCTTTCGGTTGTGGGTTCATGTCCTCGAGTTCGCGCCACTCGTCGGCGTTGATGACGCCACGATCGCGCGCCATGCCGAGGGCCGTATACCGGCTGAGGATGTCACCGCGGAGGAAGGCGTTCGCGTTGTGCTTGATGAATTGCTGTCGCGATTCCAATGGTGGGATGAGCTTCCGGTTCAGCTCCTCTTCCCAGAGCGTGATCCAATTCAGCAGACAACCCTTGTAGTACTCCAGGTCCTGCTGTTCGATGTTGTTGTTGGTCGCCCGGTCGAGGTTCTTCAACTTGTGGAGGGGCATGTTGAAGAATCGGGCGACCTCCTCGACCTGCGTGTTCCGTAGATCGTCCATCTGGGCTTCGTCCGGAGGCACGCCGAGCCGGTCGTATTTGAAGCCGGCGCCCAGGACGAGGAACTTGTGTGCCTTGTCGCTGCTCTGATGCAGCTTCTCGATACTCTCGGTGATCTCCGCCTTCTGGGCGGCGTCGAGTTCCTGGGTCGCCGACAGGACGCCGCCGAAGATGGACCCATTGCCGAAGAACGCCGCGCCGAACCGCTCGGCGGCCAGGGCGAGGCCGATCGCTTGCCGCGCCAGGTTGATAGTGGAATACCCGATATACCCGTCATACCCGAGTCCTTGAATGTGCAGGATGTCTCGGGGCTGCAGGATCGTTCTGCCGCCATCGATCTTGTAGACCAGGGGCCCGTACCGTTCGCGCCCGGCCTCATTGGACAGTCTCTCCCGATGCGGTTCTACCCGATCCGGCGTGAGCGGCAAGAGCGCCGCCGGCCGACCGAGCGCATCGCGTTCGATTTCCGCATAGCCCCCATGGCATGTCAGAGCGTGAGCCGTGATAGTGCGACGAAAGACCATCGATCCCATGTCTTGGTTCGGTTCTATTTTCAGAAGCCGGTACAGCTTTGCGTCGACATAGTGCTCACTACCGCCATTTGGCAGCCGCTTGTGGAGATTCAGCGGCAGCTTAGCGACGTCTGATGAGATTTGGTTGACGGCATCGAACACAGCCGAGAACGTGAAGGCATTCCGCTCGTTCACGTGCACGCCGGACATCGTCTGCGCGCCCTGGCCGAAGTATTTCACGAGCTCCGGATCGGAGAGCCCGGGAAGGGCCTGCCAGTATGATCGCCGAAAGAATCGGTCACGCAGGCGAGACCAGAACGGCCGGCCGACCTCTTGCGGAACATAGGTGATGGTTCTAGACATCGGCACGTGTCCTTGTCATCGGCCGAACAGAAGCCACTTCATTCGGCCGAAGAAGCCGCGCGTCAGGATCCGACCGACCAACTGGACCAATTCGGTTGTGTCGGCTTGATGTCTGACTAAACGATCGATGTTCTTCACCACGGTCCGCAGTTTCTTCATGAAGCCTCAGCCTTCCCTTCACGCGACGAAGGCGGCAATCCGCGGAGTCTGGCGCTTCGCCGGCAGCAACATGAGTTGGTGAATCGCCGTCGCGGCGGCATACGCCAGATCGATCGACTTCGCCGAGCCTCGTGGTTTTTCTAACCATCGGGCCTTGAGTCGATCGTCTTTGGGTTCGGCGTTGGCGACGCACCACGCGAAGACCGGATTCCCGTCATGCCGCAGCCGGCGACTCCGGACGAGCACCTCGATCAACTTGAACGCCTCGCTTAGTTTTTTGCCCTGACCCACCGCGACAATCTTGTCGCCGAGTCTCGCCTGGTCGCGCAGTTTGACCGCAAGCATCGTCGCGTCGCGCTCGTCGTATCCGAGTCGCTGGACCTTAAATCGCGGCATCACGTCTTTCACGATCCGGTCGTAGATCGCCTGGTGGTCAATCACGGCGCCTGGCGTGGCGTCGAGACATTTGTTCTTCACCCACACGTCGTAGGGAATCCGTTCATGGTCGACGCGGTCTTGCAGGGTTTCTTCGGGAATCCAGGCGAACGGAATCAACTCCACGGAAAAATTCAGGGTGATCGTGATCGGGGCGTGCTGGCCTTCTTCGTTCATGCCGTCGATCGTGACGACTTCGGCCGGCGGCGCCTGCGGGAGATCGTCGAATCGGATCGCGACGACCAGCGCCGAGAGATCAATTTTCGACGACAGGTCGAGACCGGCGGCGCATGGTCGGCCATCTAGATTCGCCGCACTCACGTGCTCGACGCGGCAGGCTTCCCAGCGATCGCCAGGAATCCACACCTGGTGGGTCTCGGTCCAGATGCAGAAGTTGAGCCGCTTGATCAACGCCTGGTCGCTCGGCATCGAGATCGCGGTATCGACCTGGGTCTGCAGGTAGGGCGGCTGAATCGTCACCCCGAGCGAGGGATTCGCTTTCGGCCACGCCGCGGGATCAGTCCAGTCGTCACAGCGTGGGCACCCGTCCTTCGGTTGTCGGTAGCCCTCACCAAAACACCCGTCGCAGGGATCGAGCTGGCAGACGTACGCAAACCATTGCTCGTCGGCAAGTGTGCCCTCAAGGACGTTCAGACTCTTCTCGTGATGCTGCCAGCACACCGACGTCTTGTTCGATCCCGCGTTGGTGACCTCGAGGAGGAGCGGCTGCCGGCGGAACTTGAAGCCGGCTCGCATCTTATTGACGACCGTTGCATCGCGGTGCTCGTGGAGCTCGTCGATCAGCACGCCGGAGGGTCGCGGGCCAGACTTGCTTCGATGTTCAGAGGACACGGCCCGGAAGAAGGAGCCGGAGGCGAGATCGGCGATGTTGTATTTTCCGATGTCGAGCAGGTCGCGCAGTTCGGGCGATGCACTGGCCATCCGGATCGCATCCTGGAGGATGATCCCAGCCTGGCCCTTGTCGAAGGCCGCGCTGTAGATCTCCGCGCTCTGTTCGTTGTCGAAGGCCAGCAGGTAGAGTCCAACGCCGGCGGAGCACGGAGTCTTCCCGCTGCCTTTCCCGGTCTCGATGTAGCCGACCTGGAACCGACGGGCACCATCCGAGGCTCGTTTCCACCCGAAGAGCGAACCGAGGCAGAACTGATACCAGTCGGTCAGCACGAAGGGCTCGCCACCCTCGAGCGTCAGAAACGTCG